AAGGGCCGCGGCACCTCGGCCGTCCGCTACGTCACCGCTGCCTAAGCGGCCTGACATCGAAAACGGGGGCTCCGCAAGGGGCCCCTTTTTTGTGCCTGTTTGCCAATGGCCGCAGGGTTATGAGTTTATACTCTGAGTTCCTGCCCGACGCGAAGGAGATGATCGCCGACTTCGGCGTAGCCGGTTCGGCCAACTCTGGAGCGATTACATTCACCTGCCTCATCTCCGACCCCGCCGTGCAGACCGTCCTCGAAGCAGGGGGGTATATGGAGCGAACCCAGTACACCGTCCGCCTCCCCGCCGCAACGGCCTCCTGGAGCCTCCCAGACGGGTCTATTGGGGCATCCACGGCCATCATCGTCGGCGGCTCCCCCATCGCCTCCCTTGCGCAGGGCAAGAAGATCGTGGCTGGCGGGAAGACCGTCCGCATCACGACCCAGACCTACAAGCCCGGGTCGGCATGGGTCACCCTCGTCGTTATCGACGACAACCAGTAATGCCGGCTAAGGTCTCCATTGAGCCGAAGTCCCTCGCTCAGTTCGTGGAGGCCTGTCGGCAATTCGCCGCGGCGACCAAGATCACCATGCGCGACGCCGTCCTCGAGCAAGCGGCATTTGCTTGCCAGGATGCGGCCAACTTCACGCCCCCGCTGGTCAAGGGCGGAGGCGGAGGCCTTACCCCTGCGGCCAAAAAGGCGGGCCTAGGCGCCGTAGCCGGCGACATCTCCAAGATCTTCGTGGCCGCTAACGACTCTTCGGCCAAGGGCGTAGCTGGAAACCTCGTCAACCAGATGGCCTTCGCGGTCAAGGCCGGCGACTTCGGCACCTTCTCGCGGCTGACCGAAGGGGGCCGACTCTCCGACATGCTCGGTCAGCGCAGCGTCCTCTCGAAGATTGCTAACGACGCCGACAAGCAGCGGGCCTTTGCCAAGGCCAAGAACTTCTTGAACCGTGCCAACCCCATTAAGAGCGAGTATGGCACGCAGGGATTCGTCCGTGATCTGCGGACAATCCATGACCAGGTCAAAGGCAAGTTCGGCGGACGCATCAAGCAGGGCCGCCGCCCGGTGACCGCCAAGCTGCTCGTGCAGGACAAGACCGAGTTGCAGGAATATATTGAACGCCGTCAAGCCATGGTCGGGGCGGTCAAGTCAGGTTGGGCCAAGGCCCTTGCCAGTCTCCCCCGCCCTAAGGATAACAACGGCCAGCAAGGCGAGCCCGGTGCCCAGCTGCGCAAGGCCTCTTGGATTACCTCGCATTCTGGAGTCCCTGGGACTAACGTGACGGCCTTCACCGACAAGATCGCCGAAGTCTCCGTGACGAACACCCTAGGCAACATCAACGCAATCGCCGACGACGCGGGAGTCCTCGGCCTAGTCTACGGCAACCGCGTCAAGCAGATGCCCGCCATGATTCGTTACCGCCTCCGCAAACCCGTCGACAAATTTAACCGCAAATAACATGGCCTTCACCAAATCCATCCGCCACATCGTCGAGGGCACGCTCGCGACCTATCTCACCGCCCAGGCTGGTCTCGCCGGCGTGGCCATCCTCACGGGTGACAGCGCCGCGACCCAGACCCTGCCCAAGGCCGTCGTGCTCTGCGACTCCGCCCGGGCTCCTGGCGACCTCCCCGAAGGCCTCGGCAACTTCGATTGCTCCGTCCGCATCACCCTTTTCTCGAACGCCGACGACACTACGCTGGCCGTCCACCGTGCCCGCTGCGCCGCCCTGTCCGATTGCATGCGGAGCGTGGGCCTGATCCAAGACGCCTTCGCGGTGACCGGCGACGCCCTCTGCTATGACGTGACCTACGTCTCCGAAGACGAGGGCATCGACGAGCGTTCCTGGGCGACTTCATTCGCCTTTGACATCCTCACTTGCCTGAACCCCGAGTAGGTTGCCAATTAAAGCAGGAGTAAGATGAGCGAAGTAAACAAAGGCGTAGTCTGCCTCTACGGAATCGGCGCCGGCCAAGTGGCCTCCCTTTTCGTGCAGTCCTACTCAGTCAGCTCTGGATTCAACAACACCGGCACGGTCGTCAATGAGTCCGGCCTGACCGTGACGGCCCGTTACGACGACCGCCGCTCCGAGATCACCGTCGAGGGCGTGGCGAAACTCACGTCCGTCCCGCAGCTCGGCGCGACCCTATCCTTCACCGCGAAGACCGCCTCGGCTTACCCCGGCGGCTCCGCTTCGGTCAGCTTCTCGGGCGTCATCACCAAGGTCGACGACCGCGGCAGCTCGAAGGGTTTCGTTTCGGTCAGCGTCACTGCTGAATCGTACGAAGAGATCACCTACTAATTGACACCCCCGAAAGGGGCGTAGGCTAGGGGGAGTGGATCGTCGCTTCCTGAATGCCCACATCGACCCAGCGCCTCTCAAAGGGTTTCTGGGTCGAACTCTTTACCCTTGGTGTCTCAAGTACCGCGTACGCTTGCATGCCTTTGACTCTCCGCTGGTCACGGGTGAACGTGGCGTTACCCCTGCTGATTTGCTGTTCGCCTGTCAAGTATGCGCCGAGGAGCCGCTCGGGAACGTCAGCATCATCGACAAGGCACGGCTTGTCTACCTCTCAAGCAATCCCTATAAGTTTGAGGCTATGCTCAAGGCCTTCGCCGGCTACATCCTGGTAGACGACTGGCCGAAGTTCTGGGAGCAGGATCAGAAGAAGAGCGGAGGGAACAAGGGCCTTCCCTGGCCGATGGCTATCGTCGCAAACCTAGTTGCCAACGGCATCGACGAGAAACGTGCATGGGAGATGCCTGAATGCCAAGCAATCTGGCTGAACGCGGCCTTCGCCATGCGCAAGGGTGTCGACGTGGCGATCATGTCCCCGGAGGAGGAGGCCTACATCGAAGAGCAGCTGAAGGCCGGCGAAGGGGAGACCCCCGTTGCCAATCCCGCAGGGTAAAGAAGACCATGGCCCAAGACCTGACCGTAAACATCAAGACGACCTCCGACGTCCCCCAGGCCATGGATAAGGCCAAGACGGCGACGACTGGTTTCGCCAAACAGGTCGAAGACATTGGCAAGAAGTTTGGCACGTCATTCAAGGACATCTTCCTTTCCTTCCTCGGGCCTATGGCCCTCCTTACTGGAGCAATCGCCATCATCGGAAAGATGATTGCAGATAACCAGCGAAAGCAGCAGGAGGCAACGCAAGCGGCTATTGATGGGACTAACGCCTTGATGTCTGCCGAAGACAGGTACTACGCAAACAAGTTAGACAAACAGAAAAAAGACAAAGAATCACAAGAAGAAGCGAAGACCGCCCGAGAGGTAATCACTAAGGAATTCCTTTTAAATGACCCTAGGGGCAAAGCCTTGGTTGAAAAGGAAATTGATCCCGGAAATAATCAACCAGGGTTTTTAAAGTTTCTCGGCAGACTTGTTGGAGAACAAGAAAGCGCGGCAGAAAAGCTTTCAAGAAGCGAACGCGTACAAGGGCTGGTTCAAGGCATGATTGCCGAAGATGTGGCCAAAAACGGTGTTTCTGATTCTGGTCTAAAGGCCGGCTCGTTCAAGGGCCCCGAAGGATTCGGCACGGTCGTCGGCGTCGGCGCGAACCCGGTCATGGAGAAGATGACCCGCCAGAATGAGATCCTCGAGGAAATCAAAATCATCCTTCAGGAACAGAGCCTCATCAACCGCGGCGGCATGGTGCCTTCTCCGTTTACTGAGGCCGTGCCTCTTACCCTCCAGAAGATGGGGGCCGTCTAATCTACCATGGCCATCGTCAACACAGGAAACGTCCTCTCGTCGGAGTTCATCCAGCCCGGCATCACCGTCATGTCGGACGGCTTCGGACTGGTCACCGCGTCGGCGACCTACAAATGCGACTGGGCGACCGCCGTCCCTGTCACGCAGCGCGGCGCCCCCCTGGACTTCGGCGGCCTGACTTACCTCAAGGCGCACAAGTCGAGCATCAGCTACGACAACCTCCAGTTCAAGACGGTCAAGGTGGACTACGTCGGCATCGACCCGACGGTCAACAGCGGCGCATGGACTAACGCAAACACCTCCGCGGCGAACGGCCTGACCGCCGAGAACATCACCTCTCATCCTAACTTCTTTGAGCAGGCTGGCGGCTATACTGTCGGCCCGCTGGCCGGCTTGCCTTCCGACTTCGGCGGTCTCTACGACGACTCGACCCTCGGGCCTCCCGTGACGGTCATCGCGGTCGCTCCTTCTCCGAACGCCGGCAAGCCCGTCGTCGTCCCGTCCTCCGAAGGTTACAACGGCGCATGCTTCGAGACCGGCATGGGTGGCCGCTTCATCGGCTTTGTCGACCCGACCGTCCCTTATCTTTTCGGCAAGACTCAATATCTCGCAACGACCACGACCTACACTGGCGTTATTTATGTCAATGCACATCAGTCTGCTCGCATGATTATCGACTCCCTAGGCACGGCAGTCGCCGGCAATACCTGGGGAGCGTTCAAGCTTCTCCCCGACTGGGCTGAAGTCGGAACAGGCCCTTACGGGAAATTAAACCTTCTCTCTCAGGCCAACGTCGAAGAGTTCGGTTTGATTTATAAGGTAAACTATGAGATCCGATTCTCAAAGGAAGGCTGGCCGCCGGACGTTTACATCAACCTCTGACCGATGTCTATTCAACCCGGAGTCGGCTACACGTTCACTTCGTCCAGCCTAGGGACGAACTTCAACATCGAGAAGCCCTGGGCGCCGTGGGCCGTCTACCCGGTCACCGAGGAGGTCTGTCCGTTCACCATCGTCGACGCTTCCTCAGGCACTACCTATAAATTCAGCTGCACGCCTGGGATGGTCAACTCGGTCATCCCTCAGATCGGCATCGCCCCGCTTGCGACTAAGCGCCTCGACTACGTTCCGACCCCGACGACGGCCTTCAACTTCGACCCGGCCACTGGTTACTCGTATATCTACCTCAAGGTCTCGGCGGACTATTCCACTCCTCCGACCATCTACCCGGTCACGGATCAGGCAGACATCCTTTATCCGCGCATCATCTCGACGAGTATTCAGCAGGACGCGACGGACGACTCGGCGTTTTTCCTTCTGGCTGTCGCCTACCAAGACCAGACCAACCCGGGCGGCGTTGCTACCCCGATTGTCATCACTCAGCTGACGTGCGGCTCTCAATGGTCTGACCGAATCAAGGTCGGCACATCTACCGCGAAGTACTTCTTCGCCCGCGCCTGATGCCCCTGCCTCCTCTGACGAAGGACTATTTCACCGTCGGCGGAGCGCAGACATTTGCCGGCACGCTTTTTACTTGGGGACAGGCCCGCTCGCCAGTTTATGCAGCGCAACACACTACTGGCGGATTTAGTTTTAGCAATTCGTCTCACGCATACGACTACTACAAATTCGGCCCAGGCTCCTCAATTCGAGCAGCCGACGCCCAAGGTCGCCTCTTCCGCGGGACTCCTTATGCCGCGTCTGGTTATAACGACTACGCAACCGTTTCCGGCGGGAGCCCTCCCGCAATCGAGGAGCGTTTCTTTTTCGGCACAGTCTACGAAGACCCGCTCAACCCTGGCCTCTTTCTCCCGTCCGTTGCAACAGGCCTAGATAAGGACTATGAGTCCGCGATACTGACCGGGGCCTTCTATGCGGGCACGACATCTTCGGTGACCGTCGGCGCAACCGCTTTTGACGGCTCCGACCCCTTCGGACAAAATATCGGGCCAACCCCTACGGGCGACATTACCGCGGTGACCTTGGCATTCTGAGCCCCCTTGCCAATCTCCGCAGGGTTAAGAAGACCCGATGAGCTGCTCCAATACCGCCGTATTCTCCCGAGGGGACAGTTTCTCCAGCGTCTGGACTTGGGTTCCCGGGGCCGGCGAGCCCGTCAACCTCCTCGGCACGACCATCGCCTCGACCCTCCGCGATCGGAGCGGGAAGGAATACCCGCTAGTCGTCGTGCTCGCCGTCGATGGCCTGTCCTTTACGGCCACCTTCCCCGGTGACACCGCCGACTGGGCGCTCGGCCTCGCGAGCTGGGACATCCGCTTCACCTTCCCCGGCGGCCCCGTGACGCATTCGACCATCTTCCGCGTGCAGATCCAGGAGACCATCACTCAAGCATAACATGGCGACCATCAACGGAACATTCAACAGCCTGATCGCGGGAACGCTGTCGGGCACCGTCGCCACCCCTGGCGCTACTGGCCCCGCTGGCCCCGCCGGCCCGACCGGCCCGACTGGCGCTCAGGGTATCCCAGGCGTGGGCGTCCCTGCTGGCGGCAGCACGGGGCAGTTCCTGACCAAGTCGAGCAACCTCGATTACGCGACTGGCTGGTCGACCCTATCTCTCGCCGGCTACGCGACCGAGTCCTGGGTGACCGCTGGTTTTTATCCTCTGACGGGTAACCCCTCGGGCTTCCTGACGGCCTCGGCGCTTACGCCCTACCTGACCAAGGCCGATAATCTCGGCAGCCTGACCAACTTCGCCACGGCCCGCGACAACCTCAACCTCGGCACGCTCAATAACCCGACCTTTGCGGGTCTCACGTTGCAGGGCTCAGGCGCTAACGTCGGACAGTATACGCCGACCTCCCTGAGCCTGACGCATACGACCTTCGGCTCCTTCGTGATCTCTCCGTCCTCGGGCATCACGTTCCCTGACACCTCCATTCAGACGACCGCCTTCGTCGCCGGCTCCGGCCTCCCCACTGGCGGCACGGTCGGCCAAGTCCTGACTAAGAACTCGGGCACAAACTTCGACGCGTCCTTTGCGACCCTCATCCCTGGCGACCGCTACCTGACGACCTCGACGACGACCCTGACCATCGATAACAACAACAAGACCCTGACCGTCGGCACGGGCTTGTCCTACACCCCGCAGCAGGACGTGGTGATCGCCTATGACGCGAGCAATCACATGCACGCCCAGGTCTTGACCTACAACTCGGGAACGGGCGTCATGACGGTCGACGTGCAAACGCACACCGGCTCGGGCACGTTCTCGCTCTGGACGGTCAACGTGGGCGGCACGGTTCCGCAAGCCTCCGTTACTTGGGGAAGCATCACCGGCACGCTCGGCAATCAGACCGACCTTGCGACGGCGCTGAATGCGAAGCTCGAAGTCACGACCGCGGCCTCGACTTACTTCACGATCGCTTCGGCTGCGGGCAAGGCGAACCTCTCCGGCGCGACGTTCACGGGCAAGGTCAACCTCCCAGACCTCGGCGTAAACACTCCTTCTCTGAACCTCGGCGGCACGGCCCTAAGCACGACCGCTACTTCGGCGGCCTCCGGCGACGTTTGGATCTCTGGAGCGACGTCCCCGAAACTCACCTACAAGGTCGGCGGCTCTAACCTTTATTGTGCGACATCGAACCTGACGAATACTTTCACGTCTTCGCAAATCATCGACGTCACGACGGCGACGTCTGCGGCCCTGCGTGTCACGCAAAAGGGAGTAGCAAACGCCATCGAAGTCGAGGACAGCACGACCCCAGACTCGACCCGCTTCGTCGTGGATCAGCACGGCAGGGTCGGCATCGGCGTCGCCCCGGATACTTACTCAGTTCTTAAAGTTGATAGCAGCGGCATCATGTTCGGAGACGGGTCAAAGCAACAGACTGCGGCGTCTCCTAACCTTGTATGGTTGGCTCAGAATTACCTAGGCACGATTACCTCTGTCTCTTATGACTCTGGAACTGACCAAACCACGGTCAATCATTCGAGCGGCGTGGTCGATGCGATTACGGCAGGCATCGACCCGATGAGCGGCGTCTACCTTCAGTTGGTTGATTATACCGACCCTTATGGTTTTAGTTCTAACGCTGTAACCTATGGTTCTGGTTACATCGTTTTTTCCGGCGACCTTCTTTACAAGAACCTATTCCCGAGGATTATGCCAAGTCAGTATTTCCTACCGGGTGCAGAGAAATCCTTCATTCCATGATCCTCGCAATCCTTCTCTCCTTCATCCTAGGCCTGATTACGGGTCTGCTCGTCATGCGAAAGCACGCCGCCAAAGCCTCCGAGCTGGAGGCCAAGGGCAAGGCCGCTCTCGACGCGCTCAAGGGACGCTGACCCTGTGCGACTGTTCCTGGTCATCGCCGTCCTGGCCCTGACCGGGTGCAGTCTGTTCCGCAAGGGTGACGCCCTGCCGCCCCTGCCTGTCCAGCCGCCGGCCCCGACCAAGCCTGACGCCGTCGCGACCCTAGGCAAAGACCTCGACAAGACGGATCACCGCGTAGGCGCTGCGCTTGTGGCCATCGAGAAGAACGCCGACAAGCCGAAGGTGGTCGTCGCGGAGTCTCGCCTCGCTCAGTCCTATTTGCCCCCGCCCCCCGAGGCGGACGTGGCCTTCGCCGTGGCCCGGGCTACCAAGGCCGACCCCATCGACTACGCCAAGCAAATGGAGTTCGGACGCAAACTCGCCACCGCCGTCAATAAGGCTTGGGAGAAGCTCGAGGCCGACCAGAAGGAAGCCGCTCGCGTCTCGCAGCTGAAGGATGCCCGCATCGTCGAGCTGACGAAGGAGGTCGAGCGCGTGAAGAAGGACGCCTCCGCCCAGACATGGACGCTCGTCGGGGCTGGCCTCGCAGTGACCGGGGCCTTGTGCCTCGCCTTCATGGGCCCGCGCATCGGTCTGCCACTGCTCCTCTGCGGAGCCTTCTGCGGTTCCGTCCCCTTCATCATCGACTCGCCCTGGTTCGAATATGCGGCCGGGGCTACGCTGGTCATCTCCTGCGGCCTCGGCCTCTGGTGGCTGGCCGACAAGGTGCGCGACTCGGTGAACAAGCCCTCTCCCGCCGATGTCCCGCCGCAAGAATAAGGGAGCCAAGGTCATCTGGCGCAAACTCGGCAAGGAGCGCGCATGGGGACAGGCCACGATCGGCGAGAACCTCATCGAGATAGACCCCCGCCTAGGTGCCAAGCGTCAGCTGGAAGTCCTCTGCCATGAGCAGATTCACCTGACCTTCCCCGAACTCAGTGAGCCCCAAGTTGACCGGGCAGGCAAAGACCTCGCCGCCCTGCTCTGGGCTCAGGACTACCGCCGCGTCCTCATCTCGCCCAACTCTAAGCCGCCCCGCATCTCGTGAGCCCGCCCCCTCCGCCCATCGACCCCGAGTCCCTGCCGAA